CGACGACGTATTTGTATATCTTGAAAATATGAACAATGGTCGCAAAAACATGTTCTTACCTGCGGTAGGTGACTCAGATATCGCCCTTCATTACATGTCAGGATTTGGTCCGACCATATGCACACCCAACGAAAAGAAAATCCGTAATCCAGAAGTGCACGCGAGCCCATTCGGACAGTGTAGCAGCGCAGTACGTGAACAGGAAAGAATCGCTGATATCGGACGTATCTGTGATCGGACCGGGAAGTCCCACATCGACCCGCGCACGGTCGCGAGTTTGGTTGCGGCATGTAAGGGCACATTAGACACCCAAGTTTTCGGTGCATCTCCTAATCAGATACAAGGAGCAGCCGGCCACACTGTTTTTAATGAGTTTTTCGGTAATATTGGGTACGGCGGGGGAGCCAGCCCGGAGTACATCGGTCGAGACTTATACAACTTCGCGGGTAAGAACCCCTTCGCAATTTTACGCGCTGAATCAGTCCTCACAAACCTTCCGGGTTATGGTTATTTCATGGACCATTTTGGAGCAAGGTTATCAAATAAGCTATGGACATGGGAATATTTGACCAATTCTACCGTTCCAGAGTTTTGGGGAAGAGGGGTACACGATAATGAGGCCCATAAACGGCATTTGTACAGTAGGACACCTACCATTGATAATATGGGTAGCGCTGCAAATTTTACCTCGTCAGTTAAAGACATATATAAGACACTTTTCAAGACTTATTTGTTAGATAAATATAAAAAGGGCGACGAGCCCGACGTCCCTAGTGGAATCCAGACGGATGGTCGTACTTTTGAAACGCTGACTTCGCTCGGCGGCCCCATTGAAGAAAAACCAGGTTAAGAATATATGAGAAGTAATAATTATATGTGAATACAGTATATGAAAAAAATATGTATGATAATAATCATTTTCATATTTATTGGATTAGTATATAAATATACATTTTTAACTGAAATGTATGATAAACGCGAAGGATTCTTCGCATCTATAATGACCCAGAACATACGTTCAGATGGAAATATCGATAGATTAGCTTCACATTATAAAGGCGAATATTTATCAGACTCGGATACATGGTCTATTGATGAAATAGAGGAAGGTGTAATTAATTTAAACGAAGTTCAATTCATAAACACGTTTTATAACGATGAAGATGGAGTAAATAATATAATTAAATATAATTCAAACCCCGAGTTATATCCAAATCCTAGTACTATTAAAAAATTAACCGAGGAATCGTCCCACGAGATACATGAATACAATACAGCTAAAAATAAGATACTGACACTCCAACAAGAATTACGTGAATTAACTGACGGATTTACATCTGCACAAATAACAAATTCTGATCACAGAGAGCATGTTACAATGCTACAATCCAAACTCGATATTGCACAGGAAGATCTGCAAAAGAAACGAGAAAGTCTTTCATACTCGCAACAGAAAAGCAGATTTTATAATCTTATTTCACCATTATTCGATTCATTAAAAGAATCGTCTAATTCGAATAACCCAAATATAGATGAATCTACTACACGTTCTTACGAAATTTACGACCAAGCAGACGACGAAATTCCTACATCATGACACAATAAAATGGATCCTTTACGTTTGACATTTTCTTTTATATATCGGTTTATTATATAGTTTTTTCTTGGTATATAATAAATGTTAAAAAAGCATAAAATATTTTTAACATTTATTATAATACTCGTCATCGTATATGTCTGCAAACGGATATTATTTAACGAGGATTATTTAACTGCGAGTATAGTCACTCAGCATCAGGGTAAAGAAGGTGTTGTCAAGCGTCGAATGTTATCACATTTTAAAGGAGAACAGGATGATCAGGATAGATGGAACATAGAGCCAATAGATGAAGGTATTTTTGATGAAAGGGATGTAGTTTTTATGGCAAATCATTATAAATCCGACGAAGGTAAAGAGGTTATGAATAATTTTTTAGAAAACCCGGATTCTTTTCCCACACACATGGATATAGAAAGAGCGAAAACACAGGATTTCGATGAATTTGGTACTCTTGTAGCAGATGCAGAAAATCGATTTGTAAACGCGAATGCGGAGGTTGATAGATTGAATATTGAAATACAGGATGCGAAAACCGCTGCCGACAACGAGGTGGGTATATCTACGACATTAACGCAGAAAGTTGACGAACTCGAAACTGAACTACGAGAGGCAGAATGGGAATTGATGGAAGCTGATGAAGCGCTGGATCAAAAAATTAATGAAATAGATTCATCTACCAGCGCTAATTTAGCGGCATGGTTAAATGCGAGTCAGAGTGCTAACGACACCATCGCCGAGCCAACATCAAACCCAATTTCTTCCATCGGCCAAACGACTGCCGCCCAAGCGTCGATGTAAATATTTGTATACTATAAGATGGAAGATAGTTCTCCAGAGGTTTCAGGCTGTTTATGGTGTGAGAAACAGGAGAAACTTTTATTACGTTGGGCGGAAAAGGCCGCAGGGTACAGGTGGTTGCATAACCATTCACGTTTATTATACAAGAAACAAAACGATTATTTAGCCTATCCTAGCATAGTCATAGCCAGTGTAACAGGTGTAGGTGGTTTTGCAGTCTTAAATCCGAGCGGTAATGAAGGTGTATCACAAGATACTAAAAATAAAATAATGATAATCCAATATTTTTTCGCTTTCCTTAATGTATTAGGGGGTATTTTGACGAGTATATCGAAATTTAGTCAAAGTTTAAGTTTATCGGAATCGCATTCGGCTATGTGTATTCAATGGTCTAAATTTTACAGAAATGTTGATATGGAATTGTCATTGGATGTAAAACATAGAGCAAATGTAGTAGAGTTTGTTTTAAAATGTAGAGAAGAATATGACAAACTTCTTGACGATGCCCCAGACATACCAGCTATATCTATAGAAGCGTTTCATATTCAGTTTCCTGATCGCGAAAATAAACCTGATGTATGCAACGGATTAAGTATAGTAGTCGATGATGATACAAATTCCGTCATATCATCTAAAAGGTCTGTGACGAGATGGTTAAATGCGTTAGGAAATGTAAAAGATCGACGAAAAAGTATAGCCGAAATGGATCACGTTTAAACCTTTAGTTTATTCTCGTATGAATTTAAAATTGTCTTCGTTTTTTCGTACATTCGTTTACCGTAAAATGTCTTATCTTTCAGCTCATCCCATATCTCGAGTCGGTGTTCAAGAAAATTCTTGAACTTTCCCGCATCGCGATCTGATTTGTATATATATTTTTCACAATTTGCAGCCCTTTCTATCGCATTCTTTTTATCTTTCGCGTATATAACCTGTCGTTCTTCAAATGAAAGTCGTGGACCGATATCTTCTTCCTCTTTCTTATCCATATACAAAGATCATGCTTAAAATCTTTATATCAATATATTATATGAATATAGTATCTTATTCTTCTAATGATTCATATAAATATAGATTAGCTAAGACGCGTCAGAATGTATTGAAAGGTATTTATAAAAAAAGTAGTGCGGGGTTTGTTCAACCTAGCCATACGAAAAAAGAAAATATGAGACTTCGTTTACGTTTTAGAGAAGCGATAAAAGAAGCTCAAGATATATGTCAAGACAATGGTAAAAATTCAAAGGAGTGTCAACTTGCGTGGTACGAAGTAGACGAATTAGAAGATTCTATGAATCGATATTATCCCGATCGATAATTATATGAGGTGATTTATCTGTATACGCATAATATCGTATAGATATACCAAAAATATTTTTTAAATGTTGATTAAGTTCAAGGTTTATTATACGTTTCCATTCATGTAAATTTGTACTATAGTATTCTAAACCATCTTCACTAAATACACGTTCGCGTAAATGCGGTCTTTTTCTAAAGTCATCCATCGCTTTAAATACCATACTCGGTACAGGAATCTTTTCGTGTTCGACTGCGTGAATCATATCGATAATATAATAACCATGCGCGTCGCATATGATATTAGTTTGAATACCTGGAAACCCTAAAATACACACCTCCATATCCGAATTACTGGGAAGAGTCGTAAATATTTTGTCAATATCGTTTCGTATATTTTGTGGTTGAACTATAGCGGGATGTGTATGATACGCTATTAAAGAAGGCCATACCGTTTCGATTTCTTTTAATTTCACTGTACGTCGATTTTTAGATGTAACGAATGACGGCTTACTGAATGTTGCAGATTTTCCTTTAATTTTACAACCGACACTCCCTGCATATTCCCATTTTTTACTAGATGATAAATCACTTATATGTTTCAAATCACGTATAACTTCACGTGGAATTTGTATATGTTGAGGTTTAAAAGCTATAATTCTCATTCCTGATTCATAATAACATTTTTATCTAGTAAAGTTATCTTACCTAACTCGTTCCAACTGTAATATTTTATAGATATACCAAATTGGCGTCGCATAATAGGATCTATGTATCTATTAATAAAACGTTTCCAATTACTTGAATTCGTTTCAACATACGCTAAACCTCTATATCCAGTTCTCACATTTGCAAAACCACTTTCGTTTATGAGTCCGATAAAAAATGGGTTCACAACCGAAGGGTTAGGTATTCTCATGTCAGTTTCTAACAAATCTATTATATAATACCCATTATTTTCTAAAATTAAATTTGCTTGTAATTGTGGATAATTTCCTATATATGCTCTGATGTCACCGGGACTCGGATACGTGAATAGATTTCTGTTATTGTTTGGGGGTACAGTGTGTGTGTGATACATTATATATTGTTTAAATTCATTCATTGTGGGTTGTACGACGGTATAATTATGATTTGTGCGTGCTGTAGGTGAATGGAATTTTACATAATTTCTTGTATTTTTTAGAGTAAATTGTATCACGCCTACGTATTCGGCTTGATTTCTTAACGACTTATTAACATATATATCTTTCAAGTTGTCAACTAATTTTTTACTCATTCGAACCGATAAATAACGATTATTAACATTAGTCACCGTTCCAAGATTGTAGGTATTCTTTGGAATATGTATTTTTTTAAAGTTTTTGTATAATCTATTGATTGAAGTGTACGGGTCCTTCCTCGCATCTCCCAGTGTCACACTTCTATTTTTTGTCTGTCTTTTAAGTGTTTCAGCTCGCCGTTTAGATGTACCCGGTGTTTTAATTTTTTTTATAGGTGTTCTGTCTACCATATCTTAATATTCCATGACATTTTTATCTACCGTGACCCTGTTTAGTTACTTTAAATTGTGGAGCTACTCTTCCTCTTACATTTTTAGGGTCTAGTTTCGATGCATTTTGTCTAGGGTTAAATAATTTTTTATGCGCTTGCCAATATTCCGGTGCCCCTACTTTAAAATTTTTATGCATACGAGCCTTATACCAAAATACACAATCCTCGATGCGATTAGACTTACTAGTATTATCTAAAACAATACATTCATAATTCTCTGTACAAGCATCCATCACCTTGTTAAACATATCAAAATTCGGAAAAATACCAAAAAAGCTCTTGTATAACTTTTCTCGATTCTGAATTATGTTCTCGCGAAGGATGAAGACATAATCAACATTAGCTCGTAGCGCTGGTGGAAGATCCATACAATACTGCATCGTCAGCATGAAAAAAATTTTCCAGTGACGACCGTTCATAAAACACTGCCTGATGCAGGTATCACGCATGAATTTACTATCGTACATGCAATCATCGAGTAATAAAAAAGCTCCACAATTTGATTTACCCGCACCCACCAACTTCCTCTGTCTATCCATTACTCGTTCGATCGCATCTTTATCATAATCTCCATATATAAACAAATCTGGTACGTACTGTTGATAATAGTGATTACCTTCTTCTGTTGCAGACAGTACTATACCGGCTGGTAAATGTTTTTTATGCCATAAAATATCAGTTACCAATGTCGATTTACCTGTGTTACGTTTGCCGATAAATACACATACTTTATCGTCAGCAATTTTAGCGGGGTTAAATTTTCGTAAACGTAAATCCATCTATAATACTGCCCCGTTTTAATTCATAAAATTTTACTCACATCTAGTAAGAATGGCAGGTCGCGTACAGCTTGCCATCAGGGGTGTTCAGGACCAATGGCTGAACGGTGACCCACAATTTTCGTATTTTGTTACAATATTCAAAAAGCATACCAGGTTTTCTACAGAATCTGTAGAAGTACCATTGACTGGTGATATTTCATTTGGTAAATCTGTTCACTGCAGGATACCAAACAATATGGGAGATTTATTACGCAACGTAATTTTAAAAGTAAAATTAGGAAATTTAACTGATAATGATACAGAAGGAACCCCCGCTCATTACTATTTTTATAACCCACCGTTAGCTAAAAATATAATAAAATACGCCGACTTGATAATAGGTGGACAAATTATTCAACGATTAACAGGTGATTACATTAACATGTATGATCAATTATATAGTAACAAGGATGATATAGAACAAACGATGTATTTCTTAAACGGTCATGGAAATCATTTAACAGTTTCCGACACGTATAACACGTTTTATGTTAATTTGCCGTTTTATTTTTTTAGACACCCGAGTTTAGCTATACCCATATGTGCTATAACTCGGCAATTGGTAGAAATTAAGATAACTTTCAAGGATGTACACGAAGATATAACCTTTAAATACACTATCGAAAATGAAGGAGTTGTGCGGCGTGAAAAAACGATGGATGGATCTATCATAAACGCGTCACTCATACCGGATTTTTATTTTATAACAGACGAAGAAAGGCGTTTCTTATTAACACAACCTATGGAGTATGTTATAACTCAATTACAAAAATCTACTATATCATTCAAACCAAATGATATAACTAAATCCGCGTTATTAAAATTTAAAAACCCTGTAAAAGAACTGTTAATGGTAGCAAAAGAATCTACAGATCCGATAGAAGGGGAAGTTCATGACTTATTATTAGACACGGAATCAAATGATCAAGCGTTTTCTACTACTGTTATAGGCACAGGGTCTAAATATAAAAGATCTGATCATAGACTAATAAAAAACGTGAAATTTACATGTAATGGTTCAACGGTTTTTAGTAAAAGTGGTACTGAACTCTCTTATCATAATTCTTTAAAAACGCATATCGGGTGCCCGGATCCCGCTTATGAATTTTATGTACATTCATTTTCTCTTTATCCCGAAAAATACTATTCAACCGGTCAATTAAATATGAGCAGAATTGTTCACAAACATATAAATATAGAAATGGAAGATGTATCATCTACACGGAACACCAAAGTTGATATTTACGCGACGAATTTTAATGTATTAAGCATAAGAAGTGGTTTAGTGGGGTTAAAATTTTAAAAAGTAATAATAGTAATG